GCCAGACGTTGCGCATTCGGTAAACGACGGCGTGAAGTTCCCCGCCCCGGCAATAGCCCCGGTCTGGATGATGGCGCAGGCGCTATCGAAACCCTGCAAATCGATCGCAGCCGAGGTGTTGGTCGCAGTCAGGGTGGCTGGCGCAACAGCGGCCACCACACCAATTTCAGAATAGAGGTCTTTCATGGGACCGTCCTTTCAGGATGAAGGTGAGACGGGCGAATTAACGCCCGCCAGATTGATCAGGAAGCCGCGAACTTCATCAGCTTGATAGCCTCGAAATTGCGAATGCCGCCGCCGACGCGCTTGGTGGTGTAAAACAACACGTTCGGCTTGCTGGTGAACGGATCGCGCAAGACCCGAACGCCGAATTTGTCCACCACCTGATAGGCGCGCTTGAAATCGGCAAAAGCAATCGAATAGCTATTCGCCCCAAGAGCCGACATATTGTCATCAGTATAAACCGGCTTTTGCAGCACGGTCGCCACCTCTGCCAGTGCAGTGGGCGGGGACCAGACGAATTTACCGTCCACGTCCTTGAGTTTGCGAACCGCGCCCATGGTGGCGTCAGACATAAGCCACGATGCGCTGTTGCGATAACCGGCCTTCAACGAATAGTAGAGGTCAATCAGCGCGTCGGCAGGGGAGGCCGAAGCGGTTGCCGTGATGAAAGCCCCAGCAGCACCGGACGCGATGTAACCAATGTTGCCCCACGAATAAGACGCATTGGCCACATTGGTATAGCCCAGAATGCCGCGCGGCTTGTTGACGCCATCACCGGATACAAAGGCCGCACCTTCCTGTTCGGCAAACACGGTCGAAACCTCATCAGCCAACCATGCGGCAACGTCAATCCGACCGTCATCCAGCATCTTCTGGGTGGTGGCCGGATTGGCATAAAGTTCACCAAGGTTGATGGAAATTTCCTTCAACGTCGGGGAGTTCGTTTCGCCACGCGCCTCGGATTCACCAACCCAACCGGAACCAGCACCACCCTGATTGACCAGCAACTTGTGAGTATCGCCTGCCGAAATCGTCATGACCGAAGCGAGCGAACGAACGGTTGATACCGTCCCCAGAACCCGGTCAATGGTCTGTTCCATTTCCTCAGGCACCAGATATCCGCCGTCCGGGTCAGACGAAGTTGACAACTTGGCCTTGACCTCAAGGTCAGCCAGACCGCCGTCGATGCCCTTGCGGAAAAAGCGGTTGAAGGCCAACGCGTGTTCACCAACAGCGGGGTCTTTGTCAGCACCAGCCCCACCGCCGATCTTCAAAGCCGCAATGGCCTTGTTTACCGCGTCAAGTTCCGATCCGACCTTGGTGATTTCGGCGTTGATGCGGTCAACCTTTTCGGTCGTAACCACGTCGGCCTTTTTCAGTGCGTCGTTCTGCGCGGCCTTGAATTCCTCGAAGGCCGTATTCAGACCAGCCAGCAACGCTTGCGCGTTGCCAACGTCTGCCCGCGCGGACACCAACCCACGAAACGAGGTGTTTTTTGCGTAAGACATTTTCCGTCTCCTTATGAACGCAAGATTTTCAGAAGCTGCGCAACCGCAGCGGCGTCAAGGCCAGCGTCATGCGTGACCGTCGGGGCAGCGTCATGCATGCCCCCTGTTGCTTCATTCAGCATCCGACGCCGCTCGGAACGCGGCACGCCGGATTGCGCCAGAAGCGCATCAAGTTGCTTTTTGGCATTGATCTGCGGCGCGACATGAGCCACTGCGCCATCCATCGCATTGGTATCCATCACGCTATCAGCAAACCCGCTTTTGACTGCATCTGCGGCCCCGAAGAATGTTTCCGCATCCATGTATTTCTCGATTGTGGCGCGACTCAAACCCGTGCGCGCCTCGAAAATATCAATTTGCGCGTTGTCGACCTGTTGGAGTATATCCATAGCACCAACCAAATCGTTCCGGTTGCCGACCACCATGCCCCAGGAGTTGTGCACCATCAAGAAAGAGCCAAGCCCCATCCGTATTTCATCGCCAGCCATCGCAATGTAAGCCGCCGCAGATGCGGCAATCCCCATCACCTCAATCGTGACCTTTGCTTTGTGTTGCCGCAGTTCGTTGTAGATTGCGAAACCCTCAAATGTCGATCCGCCGGGGCTGTTGATTTTCACCGTGACATCTTTCGCCCCGATAGACCGCAACGCCGCATTCATTCGTTTGGCAGTAAAACCGCCACCAGTCCACGCGTCCTCACCAATCACATCATAGATTGTGACGGTTTCCGGTGCGTCTGACGCCGCCATTGGCATATCAACCCACCGCGCCAGCACGTTTGAAGGCACATCCCACGAATAGCCCTGAGGCACCTGCACCGCCTTGGCTTCCGGCAAAACTCTAAGCGTCATTTTGTTTTTTCTCCAAATCGGTCATATCATTTTGACCGGAGCCTGCGGTATTCGGCGGGTCGTAATAAACATCGCCGCCATCACGCGGGTTTTCGTCCTCAAGCGCCCTGATTTCGTTAGGGCTGTAGACGCCCCATTGCAAGCCTTTGACATAGGCCTCCCACCGAGCCTTGATATCCCCCTTGACCAAAGCAGCGCGAACGAAACGGGCATAAAGATCGGGCTCGTTTTCCGGGATCAAATCCCGCGCAATCGCCTCTTCCCACATGGTCAAATGGTCTTCAAGGTTATAGGCCACAAACCCCAAGGACTTCTGTTCAAGCCCCGTCCCCCAATTACTGTCAGACCCGGAGTTGTCGCCCAGCATCGACGGCGGAACCCCCATGAACATCGCAATATCCACCCGCGAAAATTGCCGCCCGGCAATCCATTCTGCGTCCTTGGCAGATATTGTCAAAGGAGATACATCCATCCCCTCCTCAAGAATGAGCGCCTTGCCTTCACTGTCGCCGCCACTCCGATATGCGTCGAGACTGGCGCGCAGGAATTCGACGCCTTCCGGCCCGAGATGGCCCGGGTGGCGCAACACCGTGCTCGGGCGTGCCCCATTCTTGAATGTGGTCGCGCCGTGCCGTTCCATCGCCAAGGAAAGCCCGATGCTTTCCCGCGCATAAGTGATCGGCGACACGCCATGAATGCCGTCCAGCGTCAGCCCAACAAGGTGGAACATATCCGCCTGTTGCAGTGGCACCCGCCGCCCCCCCTTTGTCGTCATCATATAGCGCAGCGACATATCGTCGTTTTGCTCACAGACAACTCTGTCTGGATGGAGCGGGATCAACTCGACCACATGCCCGCGCGAGACCACTTTCATGGCATAACCGTTGCCACGCAACAAAAGCTGCGCCTGCATCATCCTCCGAAACTGCGAAGGCGTTTGCCAACGGTTCGGCTTGCGTCGCAATACACCCCACAACGGATGATCCGATGCGTCCTCCCGCGTCCTAGCATCAACCCTACGCTTTAGCTGCAACGGCAATGTTGCCACCGCACCCGAAATGATCCGCACAGAGGCATAAACAGCCGAAATACGCATTGCAGAATCTGGCGTAACCATTGCGCCAGATTCGCTTAATGAACCGCCGCGCAATGCCTCCTCAAGTTGCTGCGACGTGCTAATCAGCACACCACCACCATCAGATTGATACGATGCGCGCGGGGACGACAGTTTGCCGCCGAACCACCCAGACCAAAACGCCATCCGCTACGCCTTCACATTACCAGAGCGCCGCGTCCGGCATAAACCGAAGGACCATCCGAATTGTTTGCCTGATATGTCCCAGCTACGCTCATCGCCATTGCCAGAGCAACCATTCCGTCAATCCTACCGCGACTTTTATTTTTTGCCAGCTTTCGATTCCCCGCCGGATCGCGCTGCACTACCGCATTCCTCGCGCACATATCAAGCACAGGATGCCCGCCGTGGTTTACATTCCCGGAAAGTAACACCGTTTCGAGATCACGCAACGCGGGGGACATGCTTTGGAACCCCTGCCCCATTTGCTCGAAAACCGCATTATCGCCTTCAACCTGTTCCTCAGAAAATCCGGCCCTGACCAACCAAGGCCGCAAATGCCGAAAATTCCAGCGGTCAAAGGCGATCTTTCTCACGTCGTATTTTTGCGCCAACGCCCAGAGGTGTGCCGCGACAAATTCATAATCAACCACTGCCCCCGGTGTTGCCTGCAAATATCCGGCCTTTTCCCATTCGTCATACGGCACTCGGTCAGCTTTCGACCTATCCCGAAGCCCGTCACTCGGAAGCCAGAATGTCGGATGCACATGCCACTGCGTCTGCACCGGGGCAAGCAATCCATCAGCAACCGGCGACACAAGCACCAATGCGGTGAGGTCATTTACCTCAGACAAATCCAACCCGCCAAAAACTACCGCATTGTCTTCAAGCGGCAACGCTGCACCATCACACGCTTGCCACACATTCCGACTGATAAACGGCGCAAACGCCTCAATGCGCTGGTTCAGTATCAACCACCGGAATTTATTCTCCTCGGACGGCATCCTATCCGCTTGCACGGCTTGATCCTCGACATCTTGCAAGGATCGAAACTCGCCAAGAGCCGGATTGGCGGCTTTCCACGCCGCCCTATCCATGATGTCACAATCTTTCGGCGCGGCATAAACATGGCTGACAATGCGCGGGTCTTTACTCATTTCCGCATCATCCAGCCACCGACTGAAGAGGTCATTATCAGTCGGCGATTGTGTGCTGATTGCGATCAACAGAGGATTCTCATATGCCCCCTGCGACGTAGTGATGGCCTCGACGAAATCATCCTGCTGACCTTTGACCTGCCCGACCTCATCAAGAATAGCGAGGATCGGCGAAAGCCCGTGAGCGGTTCCAGCCTCTGCCGAGATGGCCCGGTATTCGACGTTCATCCGCACGCCGGTGATGGTTTTTTGCGACGGAGTAATCCGCGTTACCGATTTGGCCCGCAACTCCGGCGAAAGCGCAATCATCTTCTGCGCCAGCTTGAAGACCAGCGCCGCCTGCTCACGCGATCGCGCGCCGCTGATAATCTGGCTATTCTGTCGCGCCTCAGGGCCAACAATGTGCGCCAGAACCAAACACGCAATCAACGCGCTTTTGCCGTTCTTCCTCCCGACGCTCAAATAAGCCCGCGACGTGCCCGCTGGGTTGTCATAAATTTCCCGGATAAATCGCTCCTGGAATTTCATCAGAACGAGCGGTTTGCCGACGTGCCTTCCTTCGGGGACGCGGCAATATCTAGTGACGAAGGCGATTACCCTTTCGCCCCGTGTCATAGTCAGTTCGGCCTCGCCAGAAGATCGTCACCATCGCCAATACCGTTCTCAATATTGAGCGTCTGGTCGCGTCGTTTCCCAATATCCCGAGCCTCGCCACCCTGCGCGCGCGCATGCAGTGACAAGCTGCGCCGAAAGGACAGGATCATTGACGCATTCATTTGGATAACCGTTTTACGCGGGTTGACAACCGGCGTCCCTTTTTCCGTCGCCATGATCGGACCCTCGATCCGCATCAACCGCTGGTCGCGTTCAAGATCGGCCATTGTCCGCGCCAGCATCGCAGCCAATTCCAACTGATGCGCCGTCCATTCTGATCGCGCAAACTCCGCAAGCACCGACGCGAAAAACGACTTGTCGGTATCGTCCAGTTCGACATTGGACGGCGGATGAATTTCGGTTTGCGCTGACCGCAAAACCTCAACAGCGGCAGCGGTGCTGTCAATTCGTGACTTCCGGCTCATGGTAAATCCTGTATTAGCGCTAAATGTGAGG